AAAGCGCAAACATCTTATTTAACTTTAGCTGATAGAGACACTAGTGGAAGTGAAGCTGTATATAATTTAGACAATATAGGTACTATAGTCGCTGATGGTAAAATAGAAACTGCTGGTGAAGTAGAGGGTGGTAGCTTAGATGTTAATGGTAGCGCTGATATATCTGGAACAACAGCGATGGGTGATAGATTAACTATTACTAGAGATAGTGACGCTCTTAGACTAAACTCTAGTAGTAGTAATGGTACATATTTAGGCTTTCAAAACAACGGGACGTTTAAAGGTTATATTGGCTCGACTTATCACCTTTTTTCTAGCCCAGCTAACAATGCAGACCATTTAGGGTTTAGAGCTGAGACTCAACATACTTTTGGAATACAGGCAACTCCTGTTCAAAAAATAACTACTAGCGGTGTAGAAGTTATCGGAGAATTAAAAGCCACAAGTTTAGATATAAATGGTAATTCTGATATGTCAGGTGATTTAACACTGAGCGGTGTTATGGATATTTTAATGGTTGACAATTCTGGAGCTGCAGTAGAGTTTAAACAAGGTTCTGATTTATATATGAGGTTTATCACTACTAATGGTGGTGAGCATATAGAGGTAAATAAAACCATGGAGTTTGGCAATGGAATTACTATTGGCGGCCACATTATTAGCAATACATTAGTAGCTGGCGATACGTTTGTTGATGATGATAATCGCTTTATGACAGCTGCGTCTATCAATGATAGGTTTGCACAAATAAATGCTAACACAACTGGTAGCTCAGGTTCATGTACAGGTAATGCAGCTACAGCAAGTCAAGCTACAAATGCTGTAAATTGTAAAACAACTTCAGTTAGTAATTCTACTGATTATTTTGGTGTTTTTGTTGATAGTAACGGTAATGGTTTTCAAGATCTTCATGTTGGTGCTGGTTTAAAATACAACCCTAGCACAAATGTTTTAACTGCTGGTAAACTAACTTCAGACACAGTATCTATTGTTGAAAATGGTAAGACAGATGCTGCTTGTATGACTATTACTGGCGCAGGTGCTGGTAATGAATCTAACATTGCTTTAAAAATACAAGGTACAGCGCATGGTAATGCTGTTAAATTAAAAATAAAAGGTGAAGATACCGAAGGAAACGCGGTTGGTAAAGGTTTATTATCTTTTGATCCTGACTCTGATTCTTTTAGCATAGGTCAAAGCTCTAGTCACAACTCTATGGCTATAAAAATAGACAATAGTGATATAGTGACATTTAAAAACATGCCTCAATTTCCAGCTGGACTAGATATAACTGGAACAACAGATGCTACAAACGCCACAGGTGATACTGGTATGTTAAGATGTGAAGGTGGTGCTAGTATAGCTAAGAAATTATATGTTGGCTCTACAATAACAGGTTCTGCTGATGTAATAGCTTATTCAGACGAACGTTTAAAGAAAAATGTTAAAACATTAGATGGTAAGAAAGTATTAGAGATGCGAGGTGTTAGTTTCGAGCGTACTGACAGCGGTAAACAAAGCTCAGGTGTAATAGCACAAGAATTAGAAAAGATTGCGCCAGAACTCGTTATAGATGATGGTAGCTACAAAGGTGTTGCTTATGGTAACGTTGTAGGTTATTTAATCGAAGCTATAAAAGATCAACAAAAGCAAATTGATGAATTAAAAGCAATGTGCAATGGCTGTTCCAAGTAGTGGTACAATAAGTCTTCTTGGTATTCAAAATGAAATAGATGAAGACGATTACAACGCTGGTGAGAGTTATAGTAATATATCTTTAAGAAGTCTAGAAGAGAACACAGATATAAACGAAAACAGTGCTAGCGCTCCTGATGGTGATGCACCATTTGCAATGTCAGAATGGTATGGATATGATCACGATGCTGCGGCTTCATTTGTCAATGCAAAAGCTGTTTCAAAAGCTATAAATGTTGGTGTTAATCATAATATTAATCTTGTTGACACTGATGATACATTTAACTTTACAGGTTCTAGTGCATTTACAATATCTTTTTGGGTTAAAGCAGGTTGGAGTAGTGCTTTAAACACTAATATACACATGTTAATTGGGCAAAAACAAAGTGCGTCATATCAGTTATCAGACATGATTAAAGTTATGTACAACGAAAGTAACAATAGACTACGTTTACAATGGGGTAACAAAACAACATCATCAAATGCTTGGTATAAGCTTGGTGAATATTTGTTTCACGCTAACTCCGGTCAATATGCAGCTGGTTATCAAGCCGCCGGTTTAGGAAGTTCGTTTTGGAGCGCTAGTAATAGGGGTTACACAAATAGTGATGATTACACTATGATTACTTTTACAAAATCAACAACAAACGCTGCTAGCGCAATAAAGTTATACTGGAACGCTAATGCCGCTGGTGCACCACCAATACAATCATCTTCTGGTAGTGGTAGTCCAGCAATGAGCACTACTAACAATAGAACTTGGAGTGTTGGTTCTAATGGTGTGTCAAACGGAGAATCAAAATGTGGTAATAGCTCTGCAACAGTTTATAACGATTTGACTATATGGAATAAAGAGCTAAGCGCTAGTGAAGTTACAGAATTATACAATAGTGGTACGGTAATGAACGCAGAATCACATAGTGCTCAATCAAATTTAGTAGGTTATTGGAAATGGGAGGGTAATGGTAACGCAACAAGATCAAATGACAACTTCACAATATCAGGTAACTCAGCAATTGTAAATAAATAATATGAATTATTATATAATAACAATAGAAACATTTGAATTAGTAGATAAATCACAAGTACATTTCATGAGAAAAAGCTTGGATAAAACTAAAAGATTAATAGCAACAACAGAAGATGTTGTAGAAAGAATTAGAAAGTTTAACAATATAGACACATGCTCTAGTTATACATTTACAAATCATAGTGATTGGGTTGGAGATGGAACTGGCATTGAGGTTGAAGAACTAGAAGAAGGAGGATATATATCCGGTATAGATGATTAGTGTAATTATTCACTATTTTATGTGATATTATAACTAGATAAATAACAATAAATTAACTTAAATTAAATAAAATGGCAAAAAGAAAAACACCTAAGGTTAAAGACCTTAAAGTAAAAGCAGACAAATTAGAAGAACAAGAATTAGATAATCTACAGAAGTTGGTAAAAACTATAGATAATCTACACTTGAATATAGGTAGAACAAGAGCTGCTGAACACAATATGTTACATACGTTAGCTGGCAAACAAGACGAAGTAAAACTTATGCAAGCTACGTTACAAGATAAATACGGAGACGCTGATATTGATGTAAGAACAGGAAGCTTAAAATACAATGATGGACAAGCTGATTCGTAAAATATCTATAGGTAAAGATTATAAAAATGACGCCATGCACTATGCCGTTGGGCAAGAAGTGTATGGTGGTCATACCATTTGTGATATATTTGAAGAAAAAGAAAAGTATTCAATATATATTAAAAAAGGCAAAGAAGTTATACCTTGGAAAGATTTTAACAAGAACATGGCAATATCCATAGAGTATAACTTAGAGTACAAGTAATGAAAGGTATTTACACTTTTGTTGTAAAGCCAAAAGGTGAAAGATATAATAATATAAAAAAGGTTGGTGATAAACAACTTATATTAAACACTGAAGTATCTCACCATCAATTTACAAACAGAGAGGCTATTGTAAAAGCTGTACCAATGGCTAAACTGACAGACATAAAGGTTGGAGACACGGTTATAGTACATCACAATGTATTTAGAAGATGGCACAATCAGTATGGTATTGAGAAAAATAGCGGAAGTTATTTTGATAAAGACAATTATATATTAAACGAAGACCAAATATTTGCATATAACAATGGTAGTGGTTGGAAACCTTTAGAAGGTTATTGTTTTATACAACCATTAAAAGAAGATAATAAATTGTTTTACAAAGGCAATGAAAAGTTACAAGGTATTGTTGTTTACTCTGACGGTACTGTTGAAGAAAATAGCTTAGTGCAGTTTAGAGCTGTAGGTAAATACGAGTTTGTTATTGATGGTCAAAGACTGTATAGAGTAAAATCAAATAAAATTACAATTAAATATGAATATCAAGGAAACGAAGAAACGTATAATCCAAGCTGGGCACAGAGCAGTTGAAGAGCTTATTAAAGTAGCAAAAGAAGATATTGTAGATTCTGACGATGATATATCAGCTGACAGATTAAAAAATGCTGCAGCAACAAAAAAACTAGCTATATTTGATGCGTTTGAAATACTAAATAGAATACAAGAAGAAGAAAACTTACTTGAAGGTAAAGAAAGTGAGCATGATAAACCAAAAGTTTTTAAAGGCTTTGCAGAGGGAAGATCTAAGTAATGTATCAGCAAAATTTATATAAAGTAGTTGAACCAATAAAAAAGACTACTATAAACAGGCTTAATAAAACTAAAAAGTGGAAATATGGGTACAATAAAGAACATGATGTTGTCGTTATATCTAGAACTGGTCAAATTGGCGAAATACTTGAAATCCAAAATTTCAGCATAGCATTACCAAAACAACCAAAAGATATATATGCTAACAAAGAAAAAAAGTGGAAACAATTTGAATATCCTAAAGAGTTAAAAAGACTTAAGAATATATTTGATTGGCGTAATTATCCTGAAGAAAAAAAGTCTGGTTGGTTTGATTATATAGACGAAGAATTTAACAGAAGAGATAATGGCTTTTGGTTTAACAACGACGGTACGCCAACATATATAACAGGTACACATTACATGTATCTACAGTGGAGTAAAATTGATGTAGGTGCACCAGACTTTAGAGAAGCAAACAGGTTGTTCTATATATTTTGGGAAGCATGTAAAGCAGATAAAAGATGTTATGGTATGTGTTACCTTAAAAACAGACGATCTGGTTTTTCATTTATGTCGTCAGCAGAAACAGTTAATCAAGCTACAATATCAAGTGATAGTAGATTTGGTATATTATCTAAAACAGGTGCAGATGCTAAAAAAATGTTTACAGACAAAGTTGTTCCAATTAGTATTAATTATCCGTTCTTTTTTAAACCGATCCAAGACGGTATGGACAGACCTAAGTCTGAGCTTGCTTATAGGGTTCCTGCAAGTAAGTTCACGCGTAAAAAAATCACTGCTAATGAAAAGCAGGAAGACTTGGCTGGACTTGATACTACTATTGATTGGAAAAATACAGGTGATAACAGTTATGACGGAGAAAAGCTTCAGTTGTTAGTACATGATGAAAGTGGTAAATGGGAAAGGCCTGATAATATATTAAATAACTGGCGAGTTACAAAAACGTGTTTAAGGTTAGGTAGTAGAATTATAGGTAAGTGTATGATGGGATCAACATCAAATGCTTTAGACAAAGGAGGTGATAACTTTAAAAAACTATACAATGCATCAGATGTTACTAAACGAAACCGTAATGGACAAACAGCTTCTGGTTTATATTCTCTTTTTATCCCAATGGAGTGGAACTACGAAGGATTTATTGATGAATACGGATGTCCAGTCTTCGATAGTCCGGATCATGATGTCTTCGACCCACATGGGGAATTAATAGATGTAGGTGTTGTAGAGAACTGGCAAAACGAAGCTGATGGTTTAAAAAATGATCAAGACGCTTTAAATGAATTTTACAGACAGTTTCCAAGAACTACTGAGCATGCATTTAGAGATGAAACAAAAAACAGTATATTTAACTTAGTTAAATTATACGAGCAAATAGATTACAACGAAGAACTAGGAAGAACTTTAGGTTTATCAACTGGTAGTTTTCAATGGGTAAACGGTATTAAAGATACTCAAGTAATGTTTTATCCAGATCCAAAAGGTAGGTTTAAAGTTAGTTGGATCCCACCGCAGCATTTACAAAACAACGTTGTAATTAAAAACGGAATAAAATATCCTGGTAATGAACACGTTGGCGCTTTTGGTTGTGACTCATATGATATATCAGGAACTGTAGATGGTAAAGGATCAAAAGGAGCTTTACATGGTTTGACTAAGTATTCAATGGAAGATGCGCCTCCAAGTCAATTTTTTCTGGAGTATGTAGCTAGACCACAAACAGCTGATATATTTTTTGAAGATGTTTTATGTGCGCTAGTATTTTATGGAATGCCAATGCTCGCTGAAAACAATAAACCTCGTTTGTTGTATTATTTAAGAAGAAGAGGTTATAGAGGTTACAGTATGAATAGGCCTGATAAAATATGGAACAAGTTATCTGTAACAGAAAAAGAAATAGGTGGTATACCTAATACCAGTGAAGACATAAAACAAGCTCACGCTGCAGCTATAGAGATGTATATACAGGAAAAAGTTGGAGAAGTAGCTGAGGGCAAATATGGTTCAATGTATTTTAATGATACGTTAAATGATTGGGCTAAGTTTGATATAAGCAAAAGAACTAAATATGATGCATCGATAAGTAGTGGTTTAGCAATTATGGCGTGCAATAGACATTTGTACAAGCCTAATCCTAAAATACAAAAAGCACCATTAAACATAAGTATCGCAAAGTATAACAATAAAGCAGGACATTCAAAAATAATTAAACAATAATATGGCAGAGTCTGTACATAAAAATTTTCCTTCTCAAGTTGTTAGTGATTTAGAAAAGATTACTAATAAGTATGGTTTAGAAGTGGGTAAAGCTATCGAATCAGAATGGTTTGATACCGCTGGCTCTCATAGATATTCTCATACTAATAGAAAATTTCACAACCTTAGATTATACGCAAGAGGAGAACAATCAATACAAAAATACAAAGATGAATTATCTATTAATGGTGATTTGTCTTATCTTAATTTAGACTGGACACCAGTACCAATTATACCTAAGTTTGTAGATATAGTTGTTAATGGTATGGCTGGTAGAACATATGATATAAAATCATATTCACAAGACCCTTACGGTGTTGCTAAAAGAACGGAGTATATGGAGTCGATATTGAAAGATATGCGGACTAAAGAATTTAACGATCAAGCTAAACAACAATTTAACATGGATCTTTACGAAAATGATCCAGAAACTTTACCAGAAACACAAGAGGAGTTAGGTTTGCATATGCAACTAACATACAAACAAGAGGTTGAATTAGCTAACGAGCAAGCTATAAACGTTTTAATGGACGGTAGTAAGTATGACTTGACAAGAAGAAGATGTTTAGAAGATTTAACAGTATTGGGTATAGCAGCTACAAAAACAAGTTTTAATTGGTCAGAAGGTGCAAAAGTTGAGTATGTCGATCCTGCTAACTTAATTTATTCTTACACAGACTCGCCTTATTTTGATGATATATACTATGTTGGTGAAGTAAAAGAAATACCTATCAATGAACTTGTAAAAGAGTTTCCACATTTAACACCAGAGGATTTAGATAATATAAAGAAAAGATACGTTAGAGAAAACCATACTAAATATCAAAGACACGGTAGTTCTGATAAAAATAAAATATCTTTATTATATTTTAACTATAAAACGTACATGAATGATGTTTACAAGGTTAAAAAACTAAGTTCTGGAGCAGAAAAAGCAATAAAAAGAGATGATACTTTTAAACCACCTACTGATGCTTCTGATTATTCTAGAATATCAAAAGCTACAGAGTGTTTATTTGAAGGTGTAAAAATAGTAGGTACTGAGTATTTGTTAAAATGGCAAAAAGCTGACAACATGATGAGGGCTAAAAGTGATTTTAATAAAGTTAAAATGAATTACTCTATAGTTGCTCCAAAAATGTATAATGGTAAAATAGAATCTATAGTAAGTAGAGTAACTAGCTTTGCTGACATGATACAGCTTACACATTTAAAAATACAACAAGTGTTATCACGTATGGTACCAGATGGTGTTTATTTAGACGTTGATGGTCTTGCTGAAGTTGATCTAGGTAATGGTACAAACTATAATCCGCAAGAAGCTTTAAATATGTTCTTCCAAACAGGTTCGATAATTGGTAGATCTTTTACGGGTGATGGTGACCAAAACCCAGGTAAAATACCTATACAAGAAATATCAAATGGACAAGGAGCTGGAGGTAAATTACAAGCGCTTATAGGTAACTATAACTACTACTTGCAGATGATTAGAGATGTAACCGGTTTAAATGAAGCTAGAGATGCTTCAACGCCAGATTCTAGATCATTAGTAGGTATACAAAAACTAGCCGCAGCAAATTCAAACGTAGCAACAAGACATATACTAGATGCATCGTTATTTTTAACTGTAGAAACCGCAGAAAAAATATCACTTAGAATATCTGATATTGTAGAATACTCACCAACAAAAGATGCTTTTATACAAGCTATAGGTGCACATAACGTTGCTACATTAAAAGAAATGTCTGAATTACATTTGTATGATTTTGGTATATTTATAAGTTTACAACCTGACGAAGAAGAAAAGCAAGTGTTAGAAAACAATATACAAATGGCGCTACAACAAAAGCTAATTGATTTAGACGATGCTATTGATCTACGTGAAATCAAAAACATTAAGATGGCAAACCAAATGTTAAAAATACGTAGAAAAAAGAAAGCTGATAAAGAGCAAAAACTAGCAGAAAAAAATATGCAAATGCAGTCGCAGACAAATCAACAAGCTGCACAAGCTGCTTCTCAAGCTAAAGTACAAGAGAAACAAGCTAACGTACAATCTGATATAGAGCTTGAAAAAGCTAAAACAGAAATGAAAATACAATACCTAAAAGAAGAAGCCGCATTAAAAAGACAACTTATGGATCATGAGTTTGAAATTAATCAAAAATTACAAGGCATGCAATCGCAAGCTAAAATGACTGAAGATGGTATGAAAGAAGATCGTAAAGATCAAAGAGAGCAAAAGAAATTTGAATCAGCTGGTAACGACTCTATGGGTCAAGGTATAGATTCAAGTGGTTTAACAAGTAACTAATTATTTAATATTATTATATCATGGAAGAAAACAAAGAAGTAGTCGAGGAGGCTACACAAGAAACTGTAGAGCAAACTGCAGAACCTCAGGTTGAAGAAAAACAAGAAGAATCACCAATATCATATAACGAAGATGGTGATATAAAAATAGATTTATCAAAAATACCAAAAGAACCTAAACCAGAAGAAAATGAAACCACAGAAACAGAAGAAGTTGCAGAAGATAACACTGTCGACGAGGGAGTGGTTGGAGTCAATGAAGATGCCAATGCCCCAGAAGAACAAAAAGAAATACAGCCGGAAACAGAAACACAGGAAGATGAATATATAGATGTTCCAGAAGGTGTTGAGAAATTAGTTCAGTTTATGAACGAAACCGGTGGAGATATAAATGATTACGTAAGACTGAATACAAACGTAGATGAAATGGACGATTCAGAAATACTAAGTGATTATTATAAAAAGACAAAACCTCATCTTAACGCAGAAGAAATTAACTTTATGTTAGAAGATAGATTTTCATATGATGAAGATACTGCGGAAGATAAAGAAATTAAAAGAAAAAAATTAGCCTTAAAAGAGCAAGTTGCTGAGGCTAAGTCCTACTTAGACGGGCAAAAGTCTAAATACTATGAAGAAGTTAAAGCTGGGAGTAAGCTCACTAACGAGCAACAAAAAGCAATTGATTTTTTTAATAGATACAGTCAGGAAGAAAAGCAAAATGAAGAAGCTGTACAACATCAACAACAAACCTTTTTAAATAAAACAAATAAAGTTTTTGAAAACTTTGAAGGATTTGAATTTAATGTAGGTGATAAAACGATTAAGTATAATGTTTCTGATGTAGACGCTTTAAAAAACAAACAGGTCGATATTAACAATTTTGTTGGGAAGTTCC